ATGGCTGCCTTTTTGCAGGAGATGGGGACAAATACCCCGACTATCGGAAACATCTCTTGGTATGTAGCGGTAGATACCTACATTGCCCAGCAAAAGATGAGGCCCAATCTTAAACCTAGGGCCCTTGAATCTGCTCTGCTTTTCGCGGAGCATGCTCGCAAGCTGGTTGAACAAGATGTGGCAGCGGAAGCCATCACGGCCAATATGTGCCGGTTATGGTGGACCAAAAAAGCACAGAGTTGTTCGCCAAGAACGGCCAATGGAGCTCTTGGTGCAGTTCGAAAAATATTTGCTATGCTCAGGGATTCCGGGTACGTAGTTTCAGACCCTACCGCAAAACTGGAGAGATTGAGTCTGAAACCGACGGAATTTTTCATCCCGGGAAAAGAAGAATTTGTTCGTATTGTAGAAGAAATCAGGCGTGCTCCTTTACTGCGAAAGTACCGGGAAAAGAGCCTTGATTCCCCTGCAGCAGATATGGTGGCTTTTTTGGCCTACTCTGGTCTGCGGATTGAAGAAGCCCGACGCTTGGTATGGGGCGATATTGGAAAAGACTCCATATCCGTCCCGGCAATTAAACATGCAGTCAAAAGACGGATATTGTATATTAACCCAGCTCTACGGAATGTGATTGAGCGGATGAAAAAAACAAACAATAACTTGACCGCAACATCTCCTGTGTTCGTTATTGAAAACCCAAGGAAAGCTCTTACAAATGCCTGTGTCCGCCTGGGGTTGCCCCATGTCCGGGTGCATGATTTGCGCCATTTTTTCGCCACGACGTGTATTGAGCAGGGAGTAGATATTCCGACCGTGGCCAAGTGGCTGGGGCACCAGGACGGGGGCGCTCTCGCCATGCGGGTGTATGGTCATTTGCGCGACGAGCACAGCAAGGAACAGGCTTCCAGGCTGCGCTTTTGATTGTTTTGTTCAAGTCGTGGGCGTTTTTGTTCAAGTCGTGGTTGTATGTCTCCGATCACGTTCCGTGCAATGACAGGGGCATGGAGTTTAATCTTTCTATTGCAGATATGCTCCGCACGAAGTATTCGACAATTTTCGAGCGTGAGATTCAACAGGTTACGTCTATTCTTGAGCCGTATTGTTCCGTTCTCCCCGGTCGCGGGAAAGATATGGAGATTCCCTATGTGGGCAAGACGGAGTTCAAGGAGATCGGCAACAGATTCGTAGAGGCCAGCCCGCACGAGCTTTCCATGGGGAAGCGTGTAATTAAACCTCAACGTTATGCGGACTCTCTTCACAAGGATGATATTGACAACATCCTATTGAACGACCTTGAACTCAGTATCAGCGATTTTATCGCGGAAATGAAGAAGGCCGGCAAGAGGCTGCTTGATCAGGTTTTGCTTGGGGTGGTTCCCGATACGGATAATCCCGGAAAGTTCCGCATCCGTACAACTTCGGATAGTGTTTGCGGGGGAATGCTTGCACCTAATTACACGGGCAATTCAGGCGCCACGTTGACCAATCTTGATCCAAGTCTGGTTGTTCCTGCTGATTTCAAGATGGATGGGACGAAGAATCCTGCCGGGTTCCTGCTGGACCAGATTGTTGAAGCCAAGCGCATGCTGGAAGAGAATTACGCATGGGACGAGGCTTCCGGCGACACTCTTTGTCTGGCGATTTCCTCAACGATGAAGGCGCAGATGATCATGTGGGAGGAGCAGAAGAATAAGAATTACGGTTTTTCCGTGCTGGAACATGGCAAGGTGAATCCAATGCTGAATGTCCGATTCCTGGTCACGAATATGCTGCCGTTTGATGAGGACGGCAATCGTATTTGTCCGATGTGGGTCAAGAGCCGCCTGGTTCTTTCTCCGTGGGATCAGATGAAGTTTTCTATCGTGCGACCGGACAAGTATCAGAACATTTCTGTTGTTCGAGCAGATGCCGCTTGCATGTATGGGGCTTCCAGGAAAGACGAAAAATCTTTCGTGCAGATTCTTTGTAAGGAGAAGGCGACGGCTGGAGCTTAATTATCTTTCCAGGGTATTCGTTGTTGTTTGTTCCGCTCCCTGTTTCGGCAGGGAGCGGATTTTTTTGCTTGTTCAAGTTACGGTTGTATTCGTGCGGCAAAAATGTGTGCTAAGAGGGAGGCATGTTAGATTTCCTGGGCGTCACGGAACATTTTTCCTGCATGGAGAATACTCCGTTTTCCTTCCCTGCCCTGTTTCGGGATATGGCAGGGGAAGCCGTTTCTCTGGACGGCGTGATTTTTTCAGGGAGCATTGTATCCGCCAATCAGGAGATGGTAGAGATTTCCATTGAGAAGGGGGAGTCTTCTAATGAGGTGATTTTTTCATTCCCCGCCTTGCCAGAAGGAAGATGGTCTTACAATGTCCTGGTTCAGGCAGATGATGGTTCCCAAAGAATTTTGTTTTCCGGGTATATTTCCGTACTCGGTGTTTCTCGTGTCGCACAGTTGGCAGGCGGTCCGCCAATGAAGAACCGGACGCTGCTTGTCGCTATGCCTGGGGAAGCGACAATGCGTCTCCGTATGGAGTGGATGGCTACTACTGCTGCACAGGCTTTTGCCTATCATGCGCTCCAGGCTTCCAAGAATGCTCATGCGGATGCAGAAACGGCGAGCCAGGCGGCCAAGACGGCAACGGACGCGGCAGCCACCGCTGCAGGACGGGCCGAAGAGGCGGAAGGCTATGCAGGGTCTGCCTGGGCCTCCAAAAGTGCTGCCGCCGATTCTGCAGCCGCAGCCGACACATCCGCAACCAACGCGGACCGTGACGCCAAGAGTGCCCATGACGCTAAAACGGCTGTGGAGTCGCTGGCCGCCACCTGGCCGGAAACGGTCAGCAACGGGAAGCAACAGATTATTGAAGCCAGGAATGAGGCTGTTACTGCCATACAGGACAAGCAAGCCGATTCCGTGCTTGCCGTGGGTCGTGCCTCACAGACCGCGCAGCAGAATATAGCCGGCGCACGAACGGATGCCGTTGCCGCCGTGCAAACGGCGCAGGAGAGAGCGGTGGGGGCGATTACGCCCCTTGTCCAGCGCGCCGAAACCGCTAAAGAGGCTATAGATCAGGCGGAGGGACGCATCAATACGGCCGCGACTAATGCCGCGACATCCGCCACGGAGTCGGCTAACTCCGCGACGGCGGCCCAACAGGCTCTTGAGGCCATGCCGCAGGTGGATGCATCCGGAAACATGACGCTGGCCGGAGGTCTGACGGCGGCGGGGGCTATTAACGCCAATGGCGGCATCAATATTCCGCTGGCCGTGGGGGCAGTAACGGATACGTCAGCGGTCAACTTTTTTTATGCTATGGGTCTGGCAGGAGCCGTGCAGGCGTTGGTTCAGCCTATATACCTTAATTCCAGTTCGATCACAGTCGCGGGTTCCATTTCTAAAGCTTCCAACGGTACTCTTGCCGGGTTGACGCAGCGTTTTTCGGTGGGCGCGGCTTCTGCCGGGTCCAATGCGTACGGGTCAGCGGTTATTCCCCTGATAGGGCCTAACGGTCAATTTAATTACAGTTCCGTGTGCGGATTTTCCCTTGCGGTCAACGCGACAGCCTTCGCTAAATTTACTTTTGGCATAGGCCGCGGCTCAAAAACCAACAGAACCGGGTTGACGATGGATTCTTATTCCATGATTCCGGGCGATAATCTGGCCGTCAACCATGGGGAAATCGTAGATGTTACCATCAATACTCCTTACGATACTGTCCGCAAGGGGTATGAAATCAGAGTAAGGGAAATTTTTTATGTAAAGTCCGTTGGACACTGGCAGGTGAAGACGACAACCGTATTTCTTCCGGTAGGCCATAATGAGCTGATGCCGAACGGGCTGAACAGGCTTATTTTCATGCAGAGCGGGCAACCGAGTATAGAAGAGCGGGAGGAAAAGGCGGCTCTTTATATGGAGCTGGGAGGCGGCAGTACCAATACCCTGTTCAAGATAGCTTCTCTCCGCGGCTTCATCAATTTCGAGGCAGGAACAGGCGTAAGCACCCTGATTATCGACGCGCGCAATGAGAAAACATATGCCCTTTCAGCCGACGCGGGCACAGGCACCAGGCACCTTTATTCCAATGGATTGACCAATCCAACCTATCACGCATTGGAAGCAATGGCCGTCAATGCCATTGAATCCGAGGAAACAGCGGATTTTGTGGATGTAAATACCCCCTTAGAATCATGAATATTTCGGAGATACAAATACAGTTCCCCCAGCCCGGCAACTGGCAGGAATTCACCCTAACAGCCGTCTATCAGGACGCGGACGGATACACCCGGACAGACCGCTACACGGCGGACGAAATACCAGCGGAACAGACCCCGGCAATGGCTGCTGTCGTGTCCGCGCTGGTGGGCATGGGTGAGGACTGGCAGGCGGTGCAGGTGTGGGCCCGGATGGGAAAAGATGTCCTGACCCTTGCGGAGGATGGTGCCTATACAATGATTGATGCGGTGTCTTTGACCGTTGAGGCCGTCCATGCGGAGACCAAAGGCCGCAGGATTTTTACAGTCTCGGACTACCCGGTTTTTGTCCTCACGGACCCCGCCGCCGTGGAGTTTTTCAAGCATTTCACTAAACAATAAACCATGAACATCAATAAACAAGACATTGAAAAGGCCCAGCAGGCGGCATCCGCCCGCTGGGGGAATTGGGTCAAGTACGTCATCGGTGCCATTATCGGGGCGTTGGCCGCTGCTGGCTATATCACCGTAACTGGCTGCGGGCACTCCGTGGACGTCACCCCGGACCGCACCGAGGTATGCAAGGACGGCTCCTGCCTGGTGCTGGAACCGGGGCATATCTCCTACAGTCAGGCCCAGCCTGTTACGGACGTTCCGCCCATCGTGCAAACACTCAAGAAGTAAAGGCATGTGTAAGCTCTCCGAAGTACCGGCACGTTTCCTGGATTTTGCCAAGGCTTCCCCCGTGTTTGCCTGCGTCCTGATGTCGCTGACGATATGCGGCGGGGCATGCTGGTACATCGGGGAGGTGGTCAGCCACCACAATGACCGCCTTTGTGATTTGATGACCATGCAGACGCAGGCGCAGGTCGAGACCGCCAAAGCCATTCAACTCTTGTCCGTTCGCATCGAAAACATAGAAAGGAAGCTGGAAAAGTGAATGAAGAACAATTCTTTCTGTCGTTAATGGCCATTTTATCAGCAACAGTTTTGGGATTTACCCTCATGTGTATAGGGGAACCTGGATATGGTATCGGGGTATGGCTCACTGCGCTGGCCATTCTCTTGTACTTTTCTCGGTGCGGACGATAACACCAACTGTAAAGTTTTTCTTACAAGTTCCCTTTAGTTAATAATCAATAGTTTCCGCATGCCTACCCTGTACATACTCATTGTGGACGAACCCGGAAAGGAGCAGTGGATGAAAATTTTTCTTACCGAAAGAGACGCCGCTTTTTTCCTGGCTCAATTCAATGAGTGGCATTTGCATGCCAAGTGTCATTGCTACACCGTGGAAGGCAAGCGGCTTGTGCAACTTATCGACAATCTGAACGAATGAATACTACAGAAAGAAAGATGGCTGCGGCCATCCTCCGCTTTGAAGACAGCCGCGTTACCGGGCCGGATTCCCTGCGCGTTTCCCGCCTTCCCGCCGCCGACAAGGGCGGCAAGTGGGAGATTTGCGGCATTTGCGACGGTATTGAACCGGACGTGTTTAACAGATTGAAGGCCCTGCTGGATGCCGGAAGGCGTGAAGAGGCCTGGGAAGGTTGTCTCCAGTACGTCCTGGATAATACCGCCGCCGTGCGTTCCTGGCTGGGTTCCGACGCTTTTCCTGGCGTTGAATTCATCCTGCGGGACCATTATTTCAATTCCGGGAGCAGGAATACCGGGAAGATTTTGCAGCGCGCGCTGAATATTCACGGCGCCGGGCTTGTGGTGGACGGGATTGTCGGCCCCAGGACCAGGCAGGAGTTGCAGGACCAGCTGGCCGCCACGGGTGAAGCGGTGTTCCTTATCGCCCTGCAGGAGAAGCGTCAGGCGTTTTACCGTTCGTGCAAGCAGTTTCCTGTGTTCGGGAAGGGTTGGTTGAACCGCTGCGACGATGCGTTCAGCGTGGCGCAGGAGCTTGTTTAGCTGTTTTCATCATTAGTTGTTATGAGTTCAAATCCATTAAAAGCTGTCGGAGGGGCCCTGGCAAATATCGCCACGTTCGGGGGATATGGAGCCAATAAGGCGGCCAAGAAGCAGGCAAGCGCCGCCAACGCTATGGCCGATGCCATGGCGAATGCCCCGGAGCAGAAGGTTATTACTACGGAAACCAAGGATGTTTCCCAAGCGGAGGATGCGGTGAATTCGTCTGCCCGCCGCCGCTTGAAGCTTAGTAATACGACGAACCGGAGTAATCCTCTTTCTTCCCTGGCTGGTCTAAGGAAGACGCTGGGTTGATTTTTACACAGGAGATTCATGGAAAATGTTAAAGATTTATTGAGGACGGCAGACGCCCTGTTCACGGAGATGAATAAGAATTCCGGGGATTGGGATGAATTGCGCCGGCGCATCATGCCGAGGATGGAGGGGAAGGCCCGCCAGCAGGAACAGGCTAATGAGATGACGGCTGCGTCCAGTTTTTCTCCGGTGGCGCATAAGTCCCTTTTGAATTTGGCGTCCGCTCATCTTCTTTTTATTACTCCCATGGATCAGAAGTGGTTTTCCCTGCGGCCGCAGGAGGAAAGGGATGATTACACCGATGAGGATGACTGGTACAGCAAAGCGACGGAGGCCGTCTACCGTGCGCTGGCGGATTCCAATTTCTATGCGGCGGCCCACGAGGTTTACCTGGACCGTTGCCTGACGGGTACAGGCTGCATGTTTGCAGATGTTTCCCGTGACGGGTCCCTGGTGTTCAAACACGTTCCTACCGGGACTTATGCGATTGCCGAGGGAGCCCACGGGGAGGTGAATACGCTGGTGCGGACGTTGAAGTTTACTGCCCAGCAGGCCGTGGAGATGTTTAAGCTGGGTAATCTGCCTGTCAAGATTCAGGAGGCGTATAAGAATGCGGAGAGGCGATACACCGAGATGTTCGAGTTTGTTCATCTTGTACTGCCCAACAGCCGGGCGCAGTTCGGTTCCGACATGGTAAGGCCTAGCCGCCGCAAGTGGTTGGACGTGTATATTGCCAGGGAGGCGGAGAAGATTGTTTTCCATGGCGGCTTTTACGAGTTTCCTTTTCTGGTGACGCGCTTTTTGAAGGGCGGCGTTTCTTCTTACGGAGAGGCTCCGGGGAAGGCTGTGCTGCCGGAGATCAAGGCTACCCTGCTGATGGATCGGGTGATGGATGTGGCCGGCAGCCGGGCGGCCATTCCCAGCGTTATCGTGTCAGCTAAGATGGCAAAGGAGGTTGATTTGAGGGCCGGAGGCAAGACGGTTGTTCCGGATGAGCTTATTAGTTCACAGTTGCCGAGGGAATGGGCGAACGTGGGGGATGTGAGGTTTATGCTGGAGCGGCAAGATAAGAAGGAGAAGTTGATCAGGGAGGCGTTTTTCAATGATATTCTCCAGGTGGTTTCAAGCGTGGACCGCGAGATGACGGCTACGGAGGTGAATGCCCGCGAGTCGGAACGCATTATTTGCTTTTTTTCTTCTTTTATTCAGTTTTCGCAGGATTTTCAGACGATGATGAATCGCATTGTCTGCCTGATGTTCCGCAATACGCAGGGGGCCGTGCTTCCGGGCGACGCGCCCGATGAGTTTTTTGTCCGTTCCGCCGATGGGGAGAAGTTTGAGTTGCGGACTCCCCGCACCCGCTATCTGGGCAAGATTGCCCAGGCATTTGACCGTTTGCAGAGGTACGGCCTTGAGGGGGTGTTGAATGGGTTGGCGAAGTATATCAAGGTTTCGGGCGATACCCGCATTGCCAAGCGCATGAAGGCATGGGAGGTATTGCGGTTTATGTGGGACAGTTCCGGCGCCCCGTCCAAGTGCATTGTGTCCGCGTCCGAGAATAGCAAGATGGTTGAGGAGGAGAAGGCGCAGGAGGATCAGATGCGTCAGGCCGCCCTTGCGGAACAATTGGCCAGGGCCGGCAGGGATAGTGCCGCGGCGTCCGCACAGTTTAATACGGAATCATGATGAATATGTTTGAAGATAAGCCGACACCGGAACAGGTTGAGTTTCTCAAGAGGCTCAACCGGAGGCGAGCCGCACTGAAGGAGGCTTTTACTCCGGAGGTGCTGGATATTTTAGAGAAGGAGTTCCAGACGAATTTGCCCTGTTTTCAAGGGAAGGCTGGTTCCTACGACCCCCTTGACGCGATGCGCCGAGACGCCCAAAGGGAAATGCTCCTGTGGGTGAAATACGAAATCGAACAATATAACCCTGATTTATGATATACAATAGATTATTCCACAATAGGTTCCTGAGGGAAGAGGCCATTCCCGGCAGCGAAGGAGAAGGCCCCGGCGGCGGAGCGCCGCCCCCGGCAAGTCCCGTGGACAGTCCGCCTCCCGCGAATCCTCCAGTCCCGCCCAATCCCTACGATTTTTCAGGGGGTGCGGAACAGCCCGTTCCGGATCCCGGCAGTCCTCCCCCGCTTTCTCCGCAGGAGGAGACCGAGTATGAGATTGATTTTGGAGAGGGGTTTGTGGAGAATGACGCCCTGCGAGATATGTTGAAGGGACACGCCAGGGCGGCAGGGCTGCCGGCCGATGCCGCCGGGAAGTTTCTTTCCGAGGTGGCCGCCAGCATCCGCGCGGACGAGGAGGAGGCTTTTAAGGAGGCTGACGAGGCGTTGAAGGACGAATGGGGAGCGGAGTATGAGACGAATGTTTCTGCCGCCAAGGCGTTTGCCCGGAAGCTTTCCGTGGAGTCCGGCGTTTCTATGGAGAAGATGGCTGTGTTTGCGAGTCCGGACGGGTTCCGCGTTCTGCACGCCATTTCCCGGCTGACAGGCGAGGGAGGCTTGAAGGGCGGCGGCCAGATTCCGGCGAAGACGGACCCTGCCGACGAGGCTCAAGCTATTTTGTCCGACCCCAATCACCGTTATTATAAGGCGATCGCCGATCCTTCGCATCCACAGTGGCGGGAGGCTACCGATTATTATAATAAGCTGGTGGGGATTTCCGGTTAGTTTTTTGCGTTGACTATTGGTTCGGAGGGGTGTCCTGCTGTGCGGGGCGCCCTTTCTTTTTTTCATTTGTTCAAGTTACGGTTGTATTCATCAGGCCTGGGGATGTGGCATGATGCCTCAAATGGATAAGGTGACCGTTTTTAACCAGGCTTTGGCCCAGTTTGGGGACCGGGAGTATGTGAAGGGTTCCCCAGCCGGTCGCACCGTTGATTTGTGGTGGCCTACCGTGTTGCGGGAAGCGCTGTTGTTCGGGGCATGGACCTGGGCAACCAAACGTGTTGAGATGGATCGCTCCGTTATGAGGCATCCGATTCCGGATGATTGCCTGCGCGTGCTGTATGTGGGGGCGGATTTGTTCCGCATTGAGGGGCGTGATTTGGTGGTTGAGCGTTACGGGAAGCGCGCCGCCGGGACTGATAAGCTGGTGGTGGATTATCTTTCCGATGAGGTGGCCCGTTCCGAAGTGCTGCCGGATCACAGTCCGTTTTTTATCAAGGGCGTTGTATTTCTTCTGGCGGGCAGGTGCGCTTTGAAGCTGGCTTCTTCTCCCCAGCTTGCGGCCGCTTTGGAGGGACAGGGGGAGGCGTTTTTAAGCAAGGCCCTTTATTGGGACACCTGCCAGCATTCTTCCAATGACCAGGATCCTTTAACAGAGATTTTAAGCAGTTCCATTTTCTGATGTTATGAGTTCCGATTTCGGGGGTTCCCAGCAGTATAAGTATCAGGGGCAGGCGGCTTTGAGCAACGGGCGCGCCACGCAGGCGGCTTATGAGAAGAAGGCCCGCGCCTTGGAGGCGGAGGCGGTTTCCGATTCCCACCTGGCCGCCCGCAATATGAAGCGGATGCGCCAGAATCAGAATGCCGCCATGGGGTCTGCACGGGCACAGCGCGGCGGATCCGGTTTTACTTCCGAGGGTTCCGGCAGCCAGGCGGAGGTGGCGGTGGCGGATGTGTGGGAGAGCGCCATTGGGGACGCGGCCCTTTCCAACGCTGTTTCCGATGCCAATAAGCGGTTTGCCGCGGAGTCCGCCCGATATCAGGGGGATCTGGCCATGATGGCGGCACGCAGCGAGGCGGACCAGTATAAGATGCTTTCACAGAATGCCCTTGGTTCTGCCATGATCCAGACGGCCCTGACGGTGGCGGGGGGTGTCATGGGGGCGGCAGGAATGTCCGGTGGCGGGTTGCTGGGGGGTGTTACCGAGAGCGGGCAGACGTGGGGTTCCGCCGCCGGAGGAACCCAGGGGGCTTTTTCCGGGATGATGAATGCTTATTCCCTTTCCGGTTCCCTGGGGGGGATGGTGCCGGGGAGCATGCAGTCTTCCAACAGGTTGAGGGATTCCCTGCTGGCTAATTTCATGGGTTTTGGAAAGAGATGAGCGTTTCTCCCATGCAGCAGGCTTTTTTTCTGATGGAAGCCCAGCGCCCAGGCTGGTTCCGGGAGACCGTTTCCCTGGCGGATGCGGGAGGAGGGATCGTGTGGTGCTGCCCTTCGTTGTTTTTTGCGGGGGTGCCGGATCCGGAGTCTCCCAGGACGTTGATTGTTCTTTTTGCCCACGGCCGCATGGAGGCCGTCAGGGAGCTGGCTTGTCTGGTGCAGGGGCGTTTTGACCGGGCAAGGTGGCAACGCTGCATCCGCGGACGCGAGGACTGGAAGGAGATTTCCATCACCAGGTTTTTAAGTTTCAACCGTTTCAAGATGAACGAAGATGAGTGATTTACAGCAACCCTTGTACGGAGGAACCCGGATGAATGCGGCTTCCTCCACCCCTTCCCCGGTCCAGATGCCGGATGTTTCTTCCAAGCCCGTTCAGAGGGCGCTGCAGAATGCCCAGGAGTTTGTGTCTGATGTTGCCCACCAGTACCAGCGCATGAGGGATTTCGGCGAGCAGACGCGGCTGGAAGGCCGGATGAATGATTTGGCCAGCGAGTTTGAGCAGGAGATGACCCGGAGATTGGGGTTTGCCCGCGGTCATGAGCTGTCTTTTTACGATCGTGACGGGAGGCTGAAAGAGAGCGCCCTGAATACGTTTGTACGGAATTACGAAGGGAAGTTCCGCGGATTGAAGGGGAGTTTTGTTTCCCAGGAGGAGGCCGCCAGGTTCGGAGCCAGACAGCAGGATGTGATGCGCCGACTCCAGGGGCGGGCTTCCGAGCTGGTTCTTAAGGGACAGATTCAGGAGTCCAGACAGGCTTTTGAAGAGGGGTTGAAGGGGGATTTGCTGCGGAGGGATTACCAGGGAGCCACCCGTAGGCGCATTCAGGCTTACGAGGCCGGCATTATTTCTGAGAATGGAATGAACAACGGTATTCTGGAAGATACACGGAACGGCCTTTTGGACGAATACGAGCAGGATATGCTGATTAACCCCAGTGTTGCTTTTACGAAGCTTGGGGACGGCTATTTTGATGCTCTGGGCGCAGGAGATGTTTTAAAGCTGAAGGAGAAGACCAGAAGGTTTTTACGTTCCGCGAATCGCTCCGAAGGTGAAGATGGAGCGCCCGGTTACAGAAAGGGTTCTCTTTGGCCGAAAGCTTCCCTCCGTTACGGAGCCACGGAGCAGGAGTACGACTGGGTGGAGCATTATAACCGGACCGGCAGTTACGGGAAATACGCCCCTTCCATTAAGTTTGCCTTCCGGGAGGATTTACGGAATCTGCCCCCCACCAATTCCGGCGAAGAAAGAACAAGGTACGTCAATGACATGTTGAAGAAGTGGGGGCAGTATGGACAGGTTCTTGGAGATGAAAGGAAGTTGCGCCTGTTTGTGGAAGACCGGATTGACGCCATGGGGAGCCCCAATACGAACCGGAATAATATAGAGGCCGTTTTGAAGGCCATGCCGGATCATGTATATATCCCTTATTTTTCTTACCAGGTAGCTAATGCTTACAAGAGTGGTGACCAGGAGCAGATTAAGAAGGAAGAGAATACGCGGGATGAGGTGGAGGCAGATATTTTGTATAAGACGGAACTTTCCATGACAGAGTGGAGACAGGCTCATCCTAATGCCACACTTGCCCAAGATCTTGCGCAGATCCATAAATTCACCGCTTTTCATGCCGGGAACAGGTTTGCCTATCGGCCTATTACCGAAGAAGACAAAAAAAGATCTGACGAGAGCCGCATGAAGAAGGCGCTGGAGTCCATGCCTTTGTATTCTTTTGAGCAACAGGAAGAGTTGAACGTGTCTCCAGAAGAGAGGGAGGCCCAGCAGAAGAAGGCGGCACAATATATTAAGGGCCAAAGACCTTATTTGCCTTCCCCTCTTGAGAACCACCCTGTTTCTTTTGTCCGGCATGGTACGTCCGGAGCGTATGTTTCCAAGCAGGCTTATGAGGCTATCAAGGCTAAGTTTGGGAATAGGCCTTTTGCCCGCATTTCTCTGGGACGCAACGGAGCTTTTCTAAAGGTTCCCGTGGTCGGGGTTTATGAGGGGACCCCGCGGGGCGTTGAGGTTTCAGGACCGCTTTATGAACGCATGGCGTTAAGGTTTCCCGGTGAACAGGCCAGCGGGAATGTCAGCATTTACGACGGGAAGGATGAACCGGAAGCGCCGAAAGATGGATACGGACCAGGCCTGCTGCCTCCTTTGCCGGGTGGGGACGATACTTACACGCAGGTGAACGATATTGGCGATTCAGCTCTTTTACCTCTTAATCAATAGTTTTAGCACAATAATATATGTTTGCACAGGATGTTTTTGAAAGGTTGGGGCTGTCCCAAGATACGGATTTATTGAACGATCTCCAGAAAGAGGCGTTGTTAGAGCCAACGGAAGCGGCGCAGAGTCCCTATATGGATGACCCGGCATATGCCGGTTTTGAGACTTTGCGCGGTTTGTTTGGTTCCAACCATGGAGATAATCCCTCCATGTATTGGCTGGCACAGGGAGAAGAGATGCCTGAATTTGCCACCGTGGCGGACGCACAGGCTGCCGTCTGGAAGGATTTCCAGAAAAAGGCCCGTGCTTATCAGGCAGAGCAGGAGCGACAGCAACAGGCACGGGAGGCATTGGCTGCTACGATTGATCCCTTCATTGACCGGTACGTGCGCGGGGACGCTGTGGTTCCCTCCCCTGAACAAGTAATGATGATGCAGGAGGCAGGCATTTCCTGGGAGAGTGTCAGACGAGCCCGAAGAGGGATGGAACTTGTCCGGGAATATGACGCGCAGGGCACCCTGTACGACGACAGGATCATCAATAATCTGGCGGAACAGGTGGGAGATGATGAGTTGGCACGGCGCATTGTGCTGAATATGTTTTATAATGACGCCAGGAAGTACGCCAAGGATAAGCACGGTGACGAGTGGACCGGGATTGACTGGATAGATAAGGCAGCCCAGGGGGTAACGGGGATGGTACGCACCGGGGGCGTGAAGGGATGGCGGACAGGTCAGAAGGCCTGGCGGAATTTACAGGTAATGGGAGAGGTGGATGCCGTTACGAATGCAGCTAAGCGTCTGCCGGAGTTGATTGCTTCCGGAATGGATGTGGATGAAGCACGCGCTCAGATTGAGAAGGATGCCACTTTTCTTGAGATACGACGCCGCTGGGCTGCCGATCTGGTTCAAACCATGGAAGCCGGGGAGAAGGAATATTTGGAAGGTGAGGACCGCCATTTGGTTGGCCGCATTGGTTCGCAGCTTGGTTCCATTATCGGAGATACGGCTCCCTGGTTCATTCCTGCCATTGGTCCTGCTATCGGAGCTTCCTCCGCCATGCAATCCCGCAGAGATGAGGGGGTGAGCATTGGGTTAACTATGGAGGAAACGGAGAAGAGGGCCATGATGTTCGGCCAGGCAGATGCTCTGGAAGAGATGATTGCTTTTTCCCCCATCGGGCGGTTGACGCCCGGATATAAGTGGTTGAAGAAGGCGCTTGGCGGTGGGAAGGCCGCCGGGAAGCTGGCCCCGTGGCGGTCTCGATGGATGGCGAGTCCGAAGGCCCAGTACGCTATTCAAGGGCTTTCCGGCGCTGCGGAAGAGGCCATTCTTGAGCCTACAGCCGGGTATTTGATGCGTACTGTACAGAGCATGAATCTGACGGACGAACGCGGAAAACAGACTTTCCGTCAGTATTTGGACGATATGGGGCAGATGATGCACGGAGAACAGGGGCTTGCCCTGCTGGCATTTACGTTTGGGATGTCCGGCTTTAATTATCCTCAAATCAAAAAGGCAGCCCAGGAGTTCGGTCTTTCTCTGCAACATTACAAGGAACTGGGAGGCACGGCCCAGGGGTATCTGGAGGCCAGGGAGGAAAAGACCGCCGAAGGTTTTTTGAATAAGGCTCTTGCCAATTTGCATGATTCCTGGATGGAGGATCCGCAGGCTTCCATGGAGCGGGCGAGCGCGGCTGCCGGAGAACGCCTTTCCGGGGAACGCATTGAGTCTTTGCGGGAGCTGGACGCGTGGCGGGCTGCCGAGGATGCCGGCATGGTGCCGCGGGTGGAGCCGGCGGAACAGGAGGGGATGTTCCGGGTGTATGCTCCAGCGCGCAGCACGAAAGCGCCGCGGGAGGATGCTTCCGTCTCCAGAGAGGGGCAGGAAGAGAACGCCCCTTCTTACACGCTGATGGACGGCGAGCAGATGACGGCTTATTTACAGGCGTTTGTGAGCGAGCAGGTGGAGAGTGACATCCTCTACACGCAGCATTTGCTGGCCGGGGACGTGACGGTGAACCAGGCCCTGGCCCAGGGGCGTTTTGACGCGGCGGAGGTGATCACGCGCACAGTGACGGATGAACAGACAGGGGCCGAACGGGTGGTGATTGCCCCGGAGACGCTGGGGCAGATGAAGGCCCGCGCGGATATGGCGATGGCCGCTATCCGCGCTCTGGAGGCGGAGGGGGTGAGTTATGAGGATGCCGCCGACCGCATGGATGCCTCGTTGAGCGAGCATCTTCCGCTGGGAACCCTTGTGAAGACATGGGAGGAAGCCCAGGAACGCATCAGGACGGAACAGGCCCGCAACCCGGAGTTCAAGGTTCCGGCCATGGATGCCCCGTTTTCCAACGCTTATGTGACGAAGGTCCGCCGGGGAGATACGTTCCGCCGGGTGTTGAGGTATGCCCGCGGGAATGCGACGGTGGAGGATTTGATGGAGGAAGCGATGGAACAGGCTGTCATCTCCTGGCAGGCGGAGCAGGGTTTGACCTGGGGCGAGTTCGGCGCGATGCTCCAGGAGGCGCAGAGGGCAATGAATGAGTTGTTCCCGGAGGCGCGGGGGGAGGAGATGCAGTTTATTCACCTGGACGCCGGGAAGCCGGTGACGGGTCATGACGCGATTGAGGCGTTTTCCAAGATCGGGCGTTCCCGCTGGCTGGCGGACGCGGTGAATCATCCTTCCCTGCCCTCCTGGCTGCGGAAGCTGCTGAATCACCTGGTGAAGTTCCTGGGGGCTTTCAAGGCGCGCGTGCAGCTGGGCGAGATGGTGCGCCAGGCGGAGGAACAGGGCGTGTTTACCCTGCCGGTTAGGCAGGCGCTGGCGGTGATGCTGGATGCGGGGAATGCCCTGTACCGGGACCAGCAGGGGGATTTGATGGAGTTGTCCATGGAGCGGGCCAGAGCGCAGGCGGAGCTGGACGCGATGTTTGGCGCGGGCGTGGCGACGGAGGCCCGGACGCTGGAGGATGAGCTGGCGGAGAGCAGGAAGGAGGATGAGGAGCGCCGGAAGGAGGCCGAGGATGAGGCGCGGGCGCCGGAGAATTCCCCGGAGGCGCAGGAGGCGCGGCGCGAGCGGGAGCAGGCCCGCGTTGAGGCGCTGGGCGAGCCGGATGGGTCAGGCGTGTTTAACGGGGCGTTTATTGAGGTTCAGGAGGGGGTGCGCCTTGGGTTTATTGATAAAAATAAGCTGACGCTTTGCCCGGATGTGCCCCAGTTTAAGCAGGGCGCGGATGAGCAGACCGGGGTGGTGAATCCGATTGTGGGGGCGTGGCAGCGCAACGCCGCGCCGATTTCCGTGTGGCGGCGGGAGGATGGTTCGTTACAGGTGATCAGCGGACGGCACCGTTTTAACGCCTGCACGGATGAGGATATTAATTGCACGGTGTATGATGAGGCGGCCGGGTTTGATTTGGATTGGGCGCAGACGCATGACGTGGAGAATAATATCCGGGACGGGCAGGCTTCCCTGTTTGAGATTGCCCGGTACGTGAGCCAGAAAGGGTTGACGAAGGAGGAGGCTGTGGAGAGGGGGATTTTCCGCAAGGGGCAGTCCCGGCGCGGGGTGGAGTTGGGCATGTACGGCTGTTCCGATTTGCTGGACGCGCTGGGCAATGAGCTGGTTTCCCCGGATGACGCCTGGCGCGTGGCGATGGCGTTCCGCAATCAGACCGAGGTGCAGCGGGCCGGGCTGCGGGCCCTGATGGAGGGGAAGAGCTGGCAACAGGCTTTTGCCGTGATGCAGGTGGCCGCGAATATGGACCGCATCCGCGGGCTGGCGGAGGCGGCCGGGATGACGTTTGAGACGGATTTGTTCGGCAATTCCCACGCGGAGGAGTATTTCGCAAGGCTGGCGCAGTACGCCGCCGCCCGCGTGAGCGAACTGACGAGGGAGATTTCTTCTATCAGCGGGGCGAGCAGACGCCCGGAGACGGCTAAAAAGTATGGCGTGGATGTGAAGGACGCCGCCGCTCTGGAGGCCGTGGTGAAGGATTTGAAGGCGCAGAGGGCCCGATGGCAGAACTTTGGCCTGCATGAGGATTTGATTAAGGAGGCCAATGACGCCGTGATGGTGGAGCTGGGGGTGAAGACGCGGGAGGAGGTGGACCGGGAGAACGGCGTTCTTCCTTTGGAGGCGCCGGAACAGGAGGCGGTTTCCGCCGATACGGGGATGTTGCAGCTTTCCCAGGATGTGAGCCGGATGCTGGACGCGGCGCTGGCGAGGGGGGCCGCCCCTGCGGAAGATGAGGCTCCCACAGCGAATTTTTCCCTGGTGTCCATTCCTTCCGGGGAGGTGATCACTACCGCCGCCGAGATGCGGGCGAGGTTGAAGCCGTTGCAGGGCAAGGTGTTCGTTAATAAGAATACGGGGATCCAGGCCGTGATTGAGGCGCGCGTGTCTGGAAAGACGGTGGGTAAGGCGCAACAAGCCCAGATGTCTGTCGCCAATCTGAAAGCCGTGGGGTTTTCTGCGGAGGAGGCTCGCAAGATTCATTACACGGCGGCAACCCGCATTCATGAACTGTTTGAGAATGCGGAAGATGGTCGTTTTGAAGAGGAGTACAAGGATGATCCCTCCCGTGCCGGAGCTTACCATTTCTTCAATACAGTGGAGATTGAGGGGATAGGGAGTTTTGACGTAAACGTCACGGCTCTTGCACTTAAAAATGAAGATCAAAAACTCCTTTACACTCTTGAGCTGACAATAGAAAACCCCAAAGGCGTCTCAGTCGCCTATCCCAATCCTGATATTCAGGGGGACGCTTACTCGGCCTCCGGGGTTTCTACTCGCAATCTATCTTCTTACCGCTCTTTTGTCGAGAAGGAAAAGGCGTCCATCAGGAAGAAGGCGGTCGCTGACGGGACGTTCATGAAGGCTCCTAACGGGGCAGATACGAATTTGACGGAAGACCAGTGGCTTTCCGTGCGCACGGCGGCGTTTAAGAATTGGTTTGGGGATTGGGAGCATGACCCGCAGAACGCTTCCAAGGTGGTGGACGAGAACGGGGAGCCGAGGGTGGTGTATCATGGGAGCCATCAATGGTTTACTTCTTTTAACGATGGCAAGCAGAGACAGCAGAGCGGCGCCCCGGCAGGCACGATATTCGCTAATGATAACCGGGAGATAGCGGTAAGTTTTGCGGATTATTACGGGGGCCACGCAGACGAGGTGATTTTGGATCCGAATGATGAACGCCACCCGCGCTATTCCTGGGGGATTTACAGAGAAGGCGGCATTTATGACTTGTTCATGAATATCCGGAATCCGCTGGTGGTGGATTTTGAAGGGAGGCCATGGCTTGATTCTTCAAAGGGTGGCGACATCAACGCTTTGTGCAGTAAGGCAAAGGAGAGTGGGCATGATGGGGTGATTGCTTTGAATATCGTGGATGCAGGTCTCAATGATCAGGAGAATGTCCCTGCTTCTACGGATTATGTGGCCTTTGATTCCGTACAGGTGAAGAGCGCCACGCAGAACCGGGGGACGTATGACCCGAAGAATCCGGACATTACGTTTTCCATTGTTTCAGCACAGGACCAGGGTTTGTTCCATGACGGCCATTTTGAGGCGGGCAACGCGGTGATTACGGAACCGGGCGTGACGTTCTCCATTACTGCCCTGCATGCCTCCCCTCATTCTTTCCGCAAATTTTCTACGGATTTCATGGGTAAAGGAGAAGGAGCGCAGGCGTATGGCTGGGGGCTGTATTTTGCGGAGAATCCGAAGGTGAACCGGAGTTATATGAACCAG